TGCAGTTCATCCATTGAGAATTTCTTTCTCATAAACTATCTGTATTATTTGATAATACTTTTAGATACTGTAGAGGAAATATCAAATATAAATAATTTATGTATATGTGGTAGGGATGTTAATGTGAAAATGAATTTGTGGAATTTATAAAAAATGAGAAAAAATAAAACATATAATTTGGAATTATTTAGTAAAACAGAATGTAAATTTACCGATGAATATGAAATAGAGACAAAAGAAGGGTTTAAAGATTTTTCTGGGATTGGTAAAATAAAAGAAAAGCAATCTGTAGTACGGATAACATTAGAAGATAATAATTATATAGATGTAAATCTAAATCATATTTTTATTGTTGATGGTATAGAAATTCCAGTTAAAGAATTGATTATTGGAGAATGTCTTGAAACCAAATTTGGTTTTAAAAAAATTAAAAAAATTAAAATTCTTAAAAAATATGATTATGTTTTTGATATTCTTGATGTTGATTCTTCTGATAATTCATATTATGCAAATGATATAAACAATCACAATTGTAAATTCCTTGGTTCATCAAATACTTTGATTGATGGGGATGTCCTTGAAAGAGTTGAATATAAACCACCAGTTGCAACAAAATGGAATGGTTTGTTTACAATCTTTGAAAAACCTAAGACTGATAAACTTTACATATTGGGGGTTGACACAGGAAAAGGTACTGGACGTGACGATTCTGTTGTGCAAGTATTGAGAATTGATAATGAACAATCAGTAGAGCAAGTTGCAATATATAAATATAATAGGATAGATACTCATGAATTTGCACAAGTGTGTATTGCCATAAGTAAATATTATAACAATGCTTATATGATGATTGAAAACAATGGTGAAGGTGGTGAAACTGCTAATACTATTTGGTATGAATATGAATGTGAATATGTGTTAAATTGTGACAAAAAGGGAATTGGCATAAGGTCTACTAAAAAGAGTAAGTTAGCTGCTAATTTGAACCTTAAAAGATTCCTTGAAAATAAGTGGTTGACATTAAATGATAGAGATACTGTTGTTGAATTGTCTAAATACATAGAGGTAACACCTAACGTATTTAAGGCAGAAACGAGGACTACACATGATGATTGTGTAACTTCTTTAATTTGGGGGATGTATTTCTTAACAACACATTTCTTTGATGGTAAGGATACAAGCGTTAAAAATGTGGAAGATAAGTATGATTTAGGAAATGGTGATGAGGAGCCACCATCAATATTTTTTTCATAAAAGCATAAAATTAATTGTTTGTTGATTGAAAAATATATAAATAATTATATAAATAGGATATAATAATTTTTGATATTAAAATTAGGAGGTTAAAATGCCTAGAGTATTTTCGACACCGGGTGTATATAGAAGAGAAATTGATATAAGTGAAATTCTTGTTGCAACAGGAATTTCAAATGGTGCTATAGTGGTGAGAGCACCAAAAGGACCAATAAGAAGACCAGTATTAGTTACTAATGATAAAGAATATATTGAATATTTTGGTAATCCAGTATTCACATCAGGTTCTGGTTTGTCAGGAACTGATGCATTGATTCCAGAATATGGTTATGGTTCATATGGAGCATTTGAATATTTGAAAGAATCTTCAACATTATATGTGGTAAGAGCATATGATATTTTTGATAGATTTGCAGCAATTCAAGTTGATAATGATATGGAAAAAGTAACTACTGATGTTTCTAATGGTGTTTCAGCATTAACAACAGTTCCAGATGTTTTTGATGCAGTTGATAAAAATTCAAGTGTTGATGAAATAGCAACATATGCAACTGAACCGTTACTCGTATCTTTTGTTAGTCCGGGTAAAGAAGGGAATGAATATGCAGTTACAGTAGAAACACTTCATCCTGATGCTGATTGGCTTTATAGATATGATGAATATCCATCTGATTCATCAGCAACAATAACAGGACCGGGTTCTATTTGGACAAGTGCTACATCTGCTGATATTGCAACACACTTTCCAATTGCAAGTAAAGTTTTTAAAATGAAACTTTATAAAAGACCATCTGATAAAAATTGGAATGATTTATATTCAAATTCTGCTGATAAAGAAGCTACAAAATTAAGATTGACAGAAATAGAATCTTATTATGGAACATTATATCCTCAATTAGATTCTGATGGTAAATCAATATTTATTGAAGATGTTGTTAATGGAAATTCAAAAACAATATATGTTAAGGCTAACGTTGGACAATCTTTTGATTACTCGTACACATTTAGTGCTACAGGTGGTTTATCAGGAACTATAAATGTTCCAAATGAGACTGATGCTGCTGGTAATTATGTTTTAAATACAGACAGACTTTGTAAATTACACGGTGGTTCAACACATCAAAAAAATGGATTAGATAGTACAGATGATGACTTTTGGACATATTTCAATGATAGAGAAGAATTGCCAGTACAAATTCTTATCGGTACATCATATAATACAACAACTAAACAAGCTATGGGTGAACTTGCAGGTAGAAGATTAGATTGTATTGGTACTGTACAAGCAGGAGAATTAGGTGATATTACATATCAAGAGATTCTTGAATCAGAAAATTATGGATATATTGCACCATCGTATATTGCAATTTATGGTGGATATTCAAAAATTTATGATAAATCAAATGATAAATTTGTATATATTCCAAATTCAATTTATGGAGCTTCATTATATCCAAGAGTAGATAATATTGCAGACCCTTGGTTTGCTCCTGCTGGTATTGATAGAGCTACACTTGCAGTTATTGACCAAAGAAAAGTTTATAATTTTGACCATATTGGTAAATTGTATGATAAAAATATTAACTCAGTTAAATTTATTAGAGGTACAGGATTTGTAATGTGGGGTCAAAAGACGGCACAGCTTAAGAAATCAGCACTTGATAGAATTAATGTAAGAAGAAATTTATTGTTTATTGAAAATAATATTGAAATTGCATTGTTGCCGTTTACATTTGAGAATAATACTGAACAAACAAGATTGAGAGTTTGGTCGTTGGTTGACAATTTCCTTGCTGGTGTTCAAGCTGGCGGTGGTTTAACTGACTATGACGTTGTGTGCGATGAAACAAATAACACATCAAATGTGATTGATAACAATCAAATGAATGTGGATATTTATGTTCAACCAACAAGAACTGCGGAATTCATTCAATTCACAACTGTTGTTACAAGAACTGGTATCTCTTTCAGCGATGTTAGACTTAAGTACGCATAAAAATATAAATAATGGTAGTGGGATTTCCCACTATCATTATTACCGAATATAACAATTTTAAAATAAACTAAGGAGAAATAATATGCCGGGTAATCCATTAAATTTCACGATAGAAGGACGAATGAAATCTATGCTTGACATCCAGAGAAACTGGATGTGGCAACTATTAATTCCGGGTGTTGTTCAAGTTGCGCCAAATACAGCATCGCATGACATGGAAGATTTACTAATACGTTGTAGAAGTATAAGTATTCCACCACGCTCAAATACAGTAACGCAATCTGACTGGATGGGAATGAAACAATTCTTTCCGGGTAAACCAGATGTTGGTGGCACAGTGGCTGCTACATTTGAAGAAACAGAAGATATGGCAGTAAGAAGAATTTTTTGGGAATGGGAACAAAACATTTTTAATGTAAATCCACAAAGTCCAGTTACTGCGGGTAAATCAAGAAGACCATTTAAACGTTTATTGACTAGAGATATCTTTTTGGTTATGTATAAATATAATGGTACACCATTACCTAAATCTATTAGATTTCATAATGCATTTGTACAAAATACATCAGATGTTGCATTAGATTATGGTGCGGGTGCAGCAGTACAATATACTGTTACTTTTCAATATGATTTCTGGACATTATTCCCTGATACTACAACACCTTAATTTTTAGAGGAAGTATTATGCCACAAATACCAGCAACAGCGGGTGAAAGTGGAGTGGGTCTATTTGGTGCTGGAATGACAAATTTCTATGCAAATAAATCTGTTCTACCGTCATGGAAATTTATAACGTATATAACTACAGATGATGATATTCCAACAAAAATTAATACTATAAATGGTGAGAAAACTGTAGGAGAAAATGTAAGTAAATCTGTGGACCCAAAAGTTAAACTTGCATTTTCTCGTATGCGTTATCATCATGTAGTTGATGTTTCGATTCCTTTATATAAATTTGAAAAGACAGTAACAAAATATGGTCCAGTGGCTAAGTCGTTTCCTGTATTAAAACATGACGGGTTTCAAATTAAAATAACATATGAAGATGATAGAAATGGTGATGTTATTGGTTTAATACATACTTTACAGAATACAGTAGTTAAAAGTGACGGTTATTATAGAAAATTGAATGAAACTAAAGTTGGTGATATAAACATTCATTTATACAATCATTTCGGTATTAATATATGTCAATGGATAGGAAGAAATGCATTCTTTTTAGGTGCGGAAGATTTGACATTAAGTTATGGAAATACCGATACATTAAAATATGGTGTTACATTTGGATGTGATACTATAACATTTAGAAAAAATAACATTATACCTACTTAGATACAAAATGGTATTGGTGTAGGTTACTGCACGTGATATAACATTATATAAATACATGTGATAATGTTGAATTAATTTTAAAAGGAGATTTTTTATGAATATGGAAAAATTACCAGAAAATGGTCAAAATAAAAATATTGACCCTGATGGTGAAAAAGTATTGAAAATGATGGCAAAGATGCAAATGGATGCTGAAAACAATTCGGGAAAACCAGAGTATGAGTCTGCGTTAAATTCACCAAAAACTATTATTGAAAATAAAAAAGTTGATAATGTAAATTTTTGGGAAATAACAGGTTTACCAACTAAAAATAGGTTATATCCGTCAAATATTTTAATTGAAGGGCGTCCATTGAAAGTTATCGAAGTTAAAAAATTGGCTTCTATTAATGAGACTAATGCGGATTATGTTATTAATGATATTATTAGAAGATGTGTTAGAATTAATAGTGGCTCTATTGATGTTGGGGAACTTTTTCTTGCTGACAAATTATTTATAATTTTTTGGTTGAGAGGAGTAACATATAGAGATAGTTCATATACAATTGATTTTACATGTCCTAAATGTAATACAAATTCAAAATATCATTTTGAAATTCAAAATTTAAATGTGAATTATCTTAAAGATGATTATGACCCTAATAAAACTATTGAATTAGAAAATAAAGATGTTATTAAATTAAGATTTTTGAAAATTAAAGATGAATTAGAAATTGAAAGATTTGTTGAAATTAATCAAAAAGTGTTGGGTGAAATTGATACAGAATTATTAGCACTAGCATGTATGATTACTGAAATTAATGTGAATAAATCATTAACATTGGCAGAAAGATATAATTATGTATTGGAAATGTCACCGGGTGATTTGTCATATATAACAACATATATAGAAGAGTATGGAATTGGTATTGAACCAACTATGAATGTTGAATGTAAAGAATGTGGAGGTATTGTCCCTATGGGAGTGACGTTTCGTTCCGATTTCTTTCTTCCCAAAAGTACCATTAAATGAGTTGTGGGAAATTGAATTCCAACTTAATATTAATTTTAATACGTTTGCAAATTATAACAATTTGGAATATTTTGAGTTAATATGGCATTACGAGCGATTAGTCGAATTTCGAAAAAAGGAAAATGAACAGGCAAAAACCGCAGATGGTAGAATGTCTCTGAGTAATCTTAGTTCGGATATATTCCAAAAAATGAACGGACAAAAAGAATAGGGGTAAAAACTATTGGTTAAAAAGTTAAAGAAAAGTGAAGAAAATTAACATAATTTTATTAATAATGAAAACCAAATTATAATAAAATTATAAAT